CCCCTGATGACCCTGAAGGAAGGCGCGGCAATGCTCGGCCTCAAGTCGCCGGCGTCCCTCCGCACCGAGATTGCCAACGGCCGACTCCAGCCTATCATCATCGCCGGCCGGCACTACGTCACCCGGTCGATACTCAGGGAGATGATCGAGGCATGCCGCGCAAAGCCAAAGGCCCAAGGCTCAGGCTCAAACGCTATCCTACAGGAGAGCGATGGTGGATCATCGTCGACCGTCGATCCGAGCGTGGCACAGGATGCCGTGAAGATGACCTTGCAGGCGCTGAAAGAGCGCTCCAAGCCTACCTCGCGGCGAAGCACATACCCCGCCGGGAGCAGGCATCTCTTGCCGAACTCCTGATCGCCGACGTTGTGCACGTGTATCTACGCGAGAAGGTGCCGCAGTTGCGCAACAAGGACTTCGCTCTCGCCACCGCAGCCCCGATCAACGAATGGTGGGGGCGGAAGACGCTCGGCGACGTGAGAGGCCAGTCCTGCCGGGACTATGTGGAGTGGCGCACGAAGCAGACCGGCCGCCACGGGCGCCGCGTCTCGGAATCGACCGCCCGCCACGATCTCAAGACGCTCAGGGCCGCGATCTACTACTACAACGGCGAATATGGCCCCCTCCCGAGCCTGCCAAAGGTGACGATGCCGGAGCAGGCGCCCGCCAAAGAGCGATGGCTCACGCGCCAGGAAGCCGCCCGCTTTGTCAAGGCGGCCTATCGGCTCGGCTCTTGGCACGTCTTACGGTTCCTGTTGATCGGCCTCTACACGGCCACGCGCAAGGGCGCGTTGCTGTCGCTCCGGTGGCTCCCGTCGACCAACGGCGGTTGGATCGACATCGAGCACGGCCTGATTTATCGCAGCGCCCGCGGTGAGGCGCAGACAAAGAAGCGCAAGCCGCCCGTCCGCATTCCGGCGAAGCTCCTGCCCTGGCTCAAGCGATGGAAGGCCGAAGACGAGCGCCACGGCTGGACCCACGTCATTCATTGGGACGGCGTAGGGATCGACCAGATGCGCCGGTCATTCGGCACGGTGCGGAAGGCTGCCGGGCTCGGACCCGACGTTACCCCGCACACGCTGCGGCATACCGCAATCACGTGGCAGCTCCAGGCCGGCGTCGATCACTGGACGGTCGCCGGCTGGGCCGGGCTCACGGTCGAGATGATCGATCGGGTCTACGGGCACCATGCCCAATCCTATCAGCGGAAGCTGGCATAACGCGGAACGTTTCGCGGGACGATGACCAGAAATGTGGTCGGGGCAGAGAGATTCGAACTCCCGACTTCTTGCTCCCAAAGCAAGGCCACTTGCCCACAATCCTTGCAAGTGTGCAAGTTGACGCGGTTCAATTGGCGTCGTGTTCGTCCGACGTTCACGGGAATTGCGGGATATCGCGGAACGGAACGCTCGCCAGCCCTTGGGCGGCGGCCAAGGCACCCCCCTCGGAATCCCTATGAATCTATATGGTGCAGAAAATGTCACCTAAGTGCTTGATTTTGCTACACATGCAAAAACGTCGATCCTGAGCACACAGTCATAAAATGGGGCGTCGGGATGGGCGCCGGCGCCGTGAGTGCACACTCAAAAAGTGTCGTCGCGCCGTGAGTGCACACTCAATTTTTGAGTCTGCGGGCAGGGCTCCGGTGACGGCTTTCGAGGGCGTCGAGCGTCCCTTCGTCGAGCTCGGTCCACTCTCCTAAGTTTTTGCTTTGTTGCGTGCTGCATCGAGCGCTGCTCGACACTTCTTGCAGATGCGGCCCGGCACCTCGCGCTTGATGTCGTCGTTGCCGTAGGGGAGTTGCGTGCCGCATGCCCAGCGAGCCCATCCGCTGCCAAATCCAGGGCCGGCGACGATGTGACCAACCCCGCGCTGAACCATCCACGCAGGGACATCTTCGATCGTGTATCGCTGCGGCATCGTCTGGGTCTCGTAGGTTGACAATGTTTCTAGTTCTTTGGCGGTGTCGGCTTGAGCACCCAGCAGCGGCTTCGACCGGCATCGACAATCCGTAGGGTCTCTATGGTCCCGCAATGGCGGCAGACACGATCACTGTCAGTTGACCAGACATACTCTCCCCACGTGTGCCAGCCCGCACGGCAGAACCAGCGATCGAAGCGCTCCCGGAAAGTCATGGCTGACACTCTTCAGTCCTTTGTTGCAACCGCAAACTTCCGGCACCATCGCCGCCACGTGACGAGAAGGCACAGCCGCGCCTCTGTCGTGCTGAGGCCCTGCGTCTGTTGATACCAGACATCGTTCCCAACGCGGTGGATAACTCGGCGCGTGACAAACGGCGACCATGCCTCGCTGTGCACAACGTCGCCAGCGCGGGGGTCAGTGGCTGGATTGCGCATGCCGACACTCCTAGGGTGAAATTGATTTCTTCAACTGCTTGACCATCGCTCGCATCACTGCGTTCGCGATCATCTGTCGCTGGCTGAACAGAAGCTGGCGGCCAGATGAAGTCTCGGCCATGAGTGCACATGCGTCGCCGACTGCGTTCGTGGCGATAGCTCTGCACTCGCCGCAGCCGGTCGCGCCGTCCCCCTTGCGACCGCAGAACTGGCACATCTCAGGGCCGGTTGTAGTATGCATCTGCCATCTTCCTCCTCGGTTTCAGCGCTTGAGCTTTCGGCCCCGGCGCTTCGGTTGCTTCTTCGCCGCCGCTGCCAGCTTGCGCCGCAACGGCTCGTCCAACGCCTTGTAAACCGCCGATCGGCTCACGCCATGACGCTTCGCGAACGCGTCGATCGTCTCGCCGCCAAGTAGCGCCTTGCGCATCACCGCGCGGTCGAATTTCTTGGTCCAGGCGTCGTGCGCCTTTCCCGAGTTCTGGACGCGCCGAATGCCAGCCGCCGTGCGCTCGCTCGTCAGGTCGCGCTCGAATTGCGCCATGGCGGAGAGCACGGCTAGCATGAGCTTTCCTGCCGCTGTCGCGGTGTCGATGCTTTCGGTCAGGCTCACGAACCGCACCTTTCGGTCGTCGAGTTCGTGCATCCGGTTCAGCATCTCGCGGGCATTGCGGGCGAGCCGGTCTAGCTTCCACACGGCCAACGTGTCGCCGGGCCTCAACTCTTTCCATAGCTTCGCAAGCTCGACGCGGTTCTTGCTCGTGGCCGACAGCTTCTCGGTGAAGATGTGGTTGCACCCAAAGCGCTCCAAAGCCTCGACCTGTAGGCCAAGGTTTTGATCTCGTGTCGAAACTCGCGCGTAGCCTAGCACCCAACCCTCGGAAGCTCGTTTCGGTGATTTCACCATAGCCTCGACAGAAAAATTGTCAACAGGTGTGTTTGACCTAAGTTGACAATGATTCGGACGTGTGGCAATATCCTTTCATCAGACACGGGAGAGCGACATGCAGACCATCATCAGCCACGAGAACGTCGCAGTCGTCATCTGGCAGCAGGGCAACCACTTTTCAGCAACGTTCTGGGTCAACGCTCGCAACGGCATTCAAGACGCCACCATCACCACAGCACGCTGGACCGGCAAGACGATGGTTGGCGCGAAGAAGTGGGCGCAACGCAAGATCGATGCGCACTATCCCAAGTCGCTCTCATGAGCCATCTTATGGAAGTCGCTAGCAGCGGATCGGACTACGAGATAGCCGTGGTCACGCATGGAGACGGCAGCATCGAGTTGCGCGTGGTTTTGGTGTTATCGCGAACTGGTCGCGAGCGGCTGCACTTCCCACGGCTGACGCCAAGCGAGGCTCATGAGCTAGCGGCGCGACTTTCTGATGCCGCAACGCACCAAGATTTCAACTGAGAACGAGGCCAGTCATGGAATATGCAGAGCACAAGACAGTGGATGGAGCCGGGTAGCGCTAGCGTGCGCAATCGCGACGTGACGAAGTGGGGCGGCATCGAGAAGAACGGCACGGCCACTCCGCCGACGATCGGCTCCAAGATTTACGTGACGATGAACAAGCTCGGGCCGGCGACCGTGAAGGGATACTTCGTCGAGGGCGGCTGGCTTGGCATCCTCGTCAAGCTCTCCGACCCGCCGAAGTGGTGGCGTGAACAGAACAAGGGCGAGCCAGGACGATTGGCCCACATCTTCGGGCCGGAATTTCGGATCGTAGAGTGAAGGAGCAATGCCGGATGGCGAGCATGAAGGTGTCACTCGACGGGCTGATGACTGGCGTTGAGCGCGCGCTGCGCTCCAGCAAGGACGGCATGGCGTGCGCCTACGCGTTCTCGCTCATGGAGTTCGCGGAGAACCTACGGCTCGTGAAGGAAGGCAAGGCGACGTCAGATGAACTATTTGCGCTCTACAAAATGGGCGAGAAGGAAGGCGACGGCCTGACGAAGCGCGTCGAGAAACGCTACTACGACTGCATGCAAGACGAGCCAGAAGACGTGGACGCTGAATAGAGGAGCAAGCCCGGTCTTGGTGGTGGCCGCAGGCGCCTTTAGCGGTGAACCACACGCGGATGGGGTGAAGCCCATCGACGAACGTCAAGTCAAAGGGCGTGGCAGGCCGGAGAGACGGCCACCTGATTTGTCAACGGAGCCCGATCATGCGCGGCACTTCATGCGAACACGAATCGCGATTGATGGCGAAGAACATCGCGGCGCTTCATTCGGCCCTTATGAATCAGCCGGACGCCACGCGCACCGCTGTAGACGAGGCGATACGTAAGATGCTGACCGAGATCGAGCGCCAGACGTGGGAGCGCATTGCGTGGCTCGGCGGACACTATTGCCCAGAGTGGGACCAGATGTTCATTGATCGGACAATGTCAGCCTGGGATGCGTGCATCTGCGACGTGAAATCGTCGCTCAAAAACTGACGGAACGAGGCCGATCATGGGAACGAGCGGACGAAAAAGCGGATGGCTCGTGCGCATCTTGTGCCGCTGGCGCCATCCGGGCCGTACATGGCAGGTCGAGCATAACCTGCTTCGGGCCAGCCAATACCGTGTCGTATGCCGGTGCTGCGGCACGGTGCACGTAGTCTCTCACTGATTTGTCACCCGAGGCCCGCAGTGACCGGCGATTTGCGGCATGATCTGGCAGCGTGGCGCGCGCGTCTCGGCATCACTCAGGCCGAGGCCGCGACCTCGTTGGACGTGCCGTTGCGCACCTATCAAGGCTGGGAAGCGGGGCGCGCCGTCGAGCGAGAAACCATCGTCAAGCTCGCGCTGTGGGCGATCGAAGAAAAATCGCGGAAGGCTAAAAATAGGCGTTGACACACTACGCATAGGTGCGTATATTGTCTTCATCAGACAGGGAGACACCAATGACCACCGACACCGCAAAGACCGAACTCACCAACGCCTTCGGCTCTGACTTTATCGCCAACGCTCAGGCATACTACAACAGGGTATACCGCTGGTGCGAAAGCGCCGAAGCAGGTGACAAGTGGCCGAACTGGTACTGGACTGGATTGTTGGCCATGAAGAAAGAAACCCACCCAGAGATGTTCTGAACAGAGGGGCTTCGGCCCCTCCCCTTCAACTTTGTCAACCGAGGCCGATCATGAACACTTACACAATAAAGTATGAAGCTGGCGCGGTGGCAAAGACGGTGCGGGCCGTTGGCACAGATATCCACGATGCAATTCGATCGCTCGGGTTCCGAGATACGGATACATTCATGGCAATGCGCGTTATAACATGGTCGAAAAACGACGGCGCACCGCTTGCGCCAGACCGCAGCCGCTAACCTGTAGAACGAGGCCGCTGTGGATATCGTCGAAATTCTGCGATCCCGGGCATGGGAGCACCGGCAGCATCGAGAGCTGCGGGAGAAAGCCGCGCAAGAGATTGAGCACCTGCGCAAAGAGCTTTACGCAGCATGGGACGAGATCGCAGTGCTGCGCATCGAGCGGCGGCCGACGCAAGCGCCGCTTGGGTCTGACGAGACCGCATTTTGATTTGTGGAGGAAGCCAGATATGCGATACGCGATTGAGCTTCCAGATGGCAGCCTGTACCCGCGATGGTGGCGAACGGCAGAGGCCGCAAGTCGTTATCTGGCGAGCGCTGAACACATAAAGTGTGGCGCTGTAATCGCCGTCAGCAAGAATCGACTTGATCTTGTTGACCCGCGATGAACAGTTTCCGGGGCCGGTCGAGCGGCGCGGACGCCATGTTGCTCCAAAGCCTCACAGCTACACCACCTATAGTATCGGCTATTGACGATTTCGCCCAAATCGTGGCAAAGCGATTCGCAGGACGAGCTTTAATCCGGCTAGAGCGTAAACGATCTCACGCGTGGGTCACTAGCGACAGGATAGCCCCAAGCCCCGAGGAATGACCTCGGGAGCAATTTCAAAGGCATGCCTGAAATCCGATGCTACTCGACCCCGAATGGGACTCTCCCATCGGCGACGCCGACGCACACCTGACCTATCACCAGTGGACCATTGACGCCGCTCGTCGCCTCAAAGAGGCGCAGGCGCGCATGGATCGCATCGACTGGCATCGTCGCTGGCAGGGCCGCTACCAGGCCGCCCTTTCCGTTTCCCCCGTTCATGGACCTCACAGGAGGTAAGACCATGCGCAACCCCATCGACACGTTCGCGACCGCGATGCTCGGCGAGTTGACCCCGACCGGCCGTAATTGGGCAAGGGCGGGTACTGTCGTGCTTGCCGTGGGTGCCGCCATGTCGTTCATGTACGGCTGGGCGGTGTCACCGCTGCATGCGCTCGCTCTCGCTGGCGTGACCTTTATCGCCGCTTTCGCGCCAGAGGCCGCCTACAAGGCGTTCGACAAGCGCCAGTGGTTCCTCGGTATCGTCGGATCGGTTGCCGCCGTGCTGTTCATTACGATCCAATACGGCATTGACCAGAGCTACACCGCCGGCCGCCGTGGCCAGGAGCGCGACGGCGCCCGCGTCCAAAACACCAAGTTTGCCGACACCCGCGACGCCGTGAGCGAGGACAAGACCAATCTCGCCATGTGGGAAAAGCGCTTGGCTGATCTCGAAGCCGCGAACGCTTGGTCACCAGCCGTCACGGCCGAAGCGTTGCGCGCCCAACTCGCCAGCGCCAACCTCGCCATTGAGCAAGAGGCCGCCCGTGGTGGCTGCAAAGCCAAGTGCCTGGAACGCACCAAGGATCGCGACGCGCTTGCCGGCAAGATCGCCATTGCCGAGGAGCGGTCAAAGTATCTCGCTCAGATCGAGGCCACGAAAAAGGTGCTGGCGACCGCCCGCGCTACGGCTTCCGTCACCGAATACAAATCTTCGGCCGTCGAGCACGCCAACAACCAGATTGCGGATGCCGTCGCATTCGTGTTCGCCGGCAGCCTCAAGCCAAGCGAAACGATCGCCAAGGGCGCGGACATCGGCATCAACGCCGCAATCGCACTCGCGCTCGCATCTGGCCACGCGATCTGCTTCCTGATGGCCGTTGGCCTCTACCGCCTTCCCGACCCCGTAGACACCCGGCCCCAGCCCATGCCGTCACCAATGCCGGCTCCGTTCGGTGGCCACGTGATCCACACCCGTGAGATCATCAACAACGACATCATCGCTCGGTGGGCTCACACCCCAGAGGCAAAGAGGATCACGGCAGCCGCATGAAGCCAACCGCAGAAACGGCACGAAACTCCGAAGGTCTTTGGATTGACGTTATCGCCGAGCCAGACGGCGACGTGAGCGCGTTCCTCAATCGAAATCTCAATGCGATGCAGACTGAAGCAAAGCAGCGCGGGCGTGTTGTGGACACGGTGCCCGTGCGTCACCTTGATGGACAGGGCCGGGAAATCTGGTCATTCGCGTTGAAGGCAGCCGCATGAAGACCGTACCCCGTTCCCGCTTCGAAGTGATCCGCCTCGCCCATCCCAACGCTCGCATCACCCAAAGGGATGGCGCCGAGGTGGTGATCATCCCGACCTATGACGTGGACACGGACACCGAGGGAGAGACCGTGCTGCGCGTCGTCGATGACCATCAGCCGCCAAAGCCTCGCATCGGCGAACTGATGTACGACCAGCACGGAAACCCGTTCAAGATCGTCAACCCGGCCTCGCTCATTCCCGTGCGCAAGGGGCCAGTAGCGGAATCCGAGTGATGGCATTCGGCGAGATCGAGGCCGAGAAGCGCCCGCCCTGGCGCCCGACCAAATATGACCCGGCATTTTGCGAACGCGCTGTAGAGCTTGGCTCTGAGGGGCGATCAAAAGTCGAGATCGCTTACGAACTTGGCGTAGACCGCAAGACCCTCGACAATTGGGCTGCGGCGCATGAAGACTTTTTCCACGCGATTACGCGAGCGAAAGAGGCAGAACAAGTCTGGTGGGAGCGCAAGGGGCGCGACAACCTCACCACGCAAGGGTTTCAGTCGTCCATGTGGTCGCGCTCGATGGGCGCCCGCTTCCCCGACGATTGGAGAGAGAAGTCAGAAGTCGACATGAACGCCAAGGTGCAAGTCACCGAAGTGAAGCGGACGATCGTTGATCCTCGAAATTCAGACGCCTAGGGCGTATGCGCCTTTCCTGGCTCCCAAGCGATACAAGGCAGCATTCGGCGGGCGCGGCTCGGGCAAGAGCCACTTCTTCGCCGAGGAGATCGTTGACGCGGCAGTCCGTCGAAAGGGGCTCCGCGTCGTCTGCGTTCGCGAGGTGCAGAAGTCGCTGAAGGAATCGGCCAAGCGGCTGATCGAGGACAAGATCACGCAACACGGCGTCTGGCCCTTGTTTGGCGGGAAGCCCCGCAACGATCACATTGTCACTCCGGGCGGCGGCGTCATCCTGTTTCAGGGCATGCAGGATCACACGGCCGAGTCGATCAAGTCGCTTGAAGGATTCGATATCGCGTGGGTGGAAGAAGCGCAGACGCTCTCCGACCTCTCGCTCGAATTCCTTCGCCCCACGATTCGCAAGCCGGGCTCGGAACTGTGGTTCTCGTGGAACCCGCGCAACGCTATGGACGCGGTAGACCAGTTCTTTCGTGGGCTTCAGCCGCCCGAGAACGCGATCATTCAGAAGGTCAACTTTGACGGCAACCCGTTCTTCCCGGCCGAACTCGAAACCGAGCGATTGCACGACAAGCAGGCCAAGCGCGACCGCTACGCGCACATCTGGCTCGGCGAGTATGAGCCCATGGCCATCGGCGCGATATGGGACCGGCAGACGATTCACGCCAATCGGCGCCGAGACATGCCCAAGATGACGCGCATTGTCGTCGCGATCGACCCGGCAGTGTCGGCAGAGATCGGATCGGATGAACACGGGATTGTCGCGTGCGGCCTTGGCGAAGATCAGCGCGGCTACGTGCTCGATGACGCATCGCTGAAAGGCACGCCCCGGCAATGGGCAGAGCGCGCGGTTGCGACTTATGACCGATGGGAGGCTGATGCAATCGTGGTGGAGCGCAACCAGGGCGGCGACATGGTGCGCCACACGTTGCAGAGCGTGCGCCCCGAGGTTCCGGTGATCGAAGTTGTCGCGACGCGCGGTAAGCACGTTCGGGCTGAGCCGATTGCAGCGCTCTACGCGACCGGGCGCGTCTCGCACGTCGGCACGTTCGACAAGCTCGAAGACCAAATGTGCCAG